TTACATCCACATAATTTGCTGCCCTGACGGCAACGGGTGCGGCCTTACGGCGTGGACTTCTCCCGGCTTCACGATGTATCGCTGTACCGACTCATAAGTTATGAACGTGGCGCTGCAATTCACGTTCTGACACTGGTGATAACGCTCTTTTGTCGTGTCAGTGATATAGCGGCTTGTACGCGCATGTGCGGCATGCTGGCATAAAGGACAATGAAACATCGCGAGCACCTCTTCCGGTTTTGTTGATGTTGCCATTTTAGTTAATTTATCCTTATAAAACAAACAGATAAACAAAATACATCACTCATAATCTTCTGTTTCGTACTCCACATCAGAAAGCCTGACCTCAAGCTCTAAGGACGTCGTGAAGCCGCTATTATTCAGAAAATGTGTCACCTTAGTGATTGTCCAGTCCTGCTCGTCTATGACGCGCTTAAAGCCTGACACTCTGACCGGTGTTTCCGTGTAAATATCTGCACGACCGGTACGGGAATTTGACGGCCAGCGATAATCTGATTCACGCTGCATGGTCTGGTGTGGCAGCGTCTGGCGCATAAAAACAAACATACCTAACGCGAGCATCATTTTTCGTCACCTCCTTAACCGTCATGCATCATGCTGGCACGGGCGCGCGCACGTTTATCCCGCTCGTATTTTTCGAGCGCATCCTGTAACTGGCGGTCGAGCTGTGTCCCCGGCGCAGTACCGCCCGTCAGGTTGATGTGATATTCGTTTTTACTCTGGTCCACATAAGAGCGGCCAGCCGGTGCCGTGACCGGCTGATAAGCCTGATAGCCAGCATAAGAGCTGGTCGCCGGAATATAACCACCGGTGCCATACGTGGCGGCATGAGTCCTTGCGGCGGTCTGGTCAAGTGTGTCTGACTCTTTGTTGATAACACCGAGTTTTTCCAGTACCCAGTCAATACCGCTGCGCAGTTTGTTGAACGCATTAAGCGGCAGCATCAGCGCGTCAGCCAGTGCCTGCCCGAACATAACGCCCGTGTCACGGCAACGGTTCAGGGTGTCCTGGGTGGCTTTGACCGGGGCAATCAGGTTTTTAAACCACTGCCACACGGCCTGTAACTTTTCACCCAGCCAGTCAAACACCGGCTTCAGTGGCGTGAACAGTTCCCCCACCGGCGCAAATGCCGCTTTCAGCCCTTCCACCACACCGCCAAAGAATGCGCTGACAGGCTCCCAGTATTTACGGATAAGCAACGCCCCGGCGACAATGGCGGCCACCACGGCCACAACCGGCCAGCTAATCGCCCCGATGGCCGTCATAACAGCACTGCTAACCGTCGTGAAGATTGCCCCCATTGCGCCTGCTGCCGCGATAATGGCATTGATGCCGGTGATAACCGGCCAGGCGACAAGACCAATGGCACCGATGATGCCAATAAGCGCCAGCGCGCCACCGACAATGAGGCCGATGGTTGACGCCAGTGATTTGTTTTTCTGGATCCAGCCGTCGAGTTTTAACACATACTTTGTGGCCGTCTGAGTGAGCTTACGCAGTGCGCCTTCCTGCTGGTCAAACAGGTCAGTCCCCACCGCCTCATAAGCGGACTGAAACTCCTTAAAGTCACCGCCGAGGTTATCCTGCATGATTTTAACCAGCTCTTCCGTTTTACCGTCCGAGGCTTTCAGCGTGGCGGTCAGCGTATCCAGTTTTCCGCTTGCTGCCGCTGCCAGTAAAACGTTCGCTGATTTCAGGGCTTCCTCACCAAAAATGGTTTTAAGGTATTCCCCCTTCTGAGACGTTCCCAGCTTATGCTTATCAAAGCTGGCCTGAATCTCTTTCAGAATGGTGAACAACGGACGCATATTTCCCTTTTTGTCCGAGGTTTTAACGCCAAGCTCTTTGAGTGCATCCCATGCTTTTCCAGTCGGTGCCTGTAATCGGGTGACAACGGCACTGCTACCCGTACCCGCCATTGACCCCCTGATGTTATTGTCATGCAGCACACCGGTCATGGCCGCTGCCTGCTCAATACTTACACCTGCCGTCCTCGCAACCGGGCCGAGGTAAGTCAGTGCATCACTGAGTCCCTGAAAATCAGCCGCCGACTTATTCATCGTTGCCGACAACACGTCGCCCACATGGCTGACATCATCATTTGACAGTTGAAAGGATGCCTTAGTCCCCAGCAACAATTGCGCGTTTTCTTCCATCGACCGCTGGTTTGCCAGTGCCATATTCAGTGTGACCGGCGTTGCTGCCTGAATAGCCGCAGCATCTCCACCCGCTTTCGCAATGATTATCTGTGCACCGGCTGCATCATCTGCCGAGGCTGCGGTATTGTCGCCGAGCTGGCGCGCCTGCTTGCGGAGTGCGGTCATTTCGGCGGAGTCTTTTGCCACTCCGAGCACGGCCTGCAATTCTGAGTTTTTCTGCGCAAACTCATAACCGGGCATCAGCAATTTAACTCCGGCCATCGTTCCCGCCGCCGCAATCCCCACACCGGCAGCGCCTACTGAGGCCATATTTCCGGCCAGTTCCTTTCCGGCCTGATAACGCTGTTTGACTGCGTTAAGTTTTGCCTGTTGCGCACTGACACGCGCCAGCGCATCACGCTGACGGTTAAGCTGTGCGGTGGTTTCACTGATACGGTTTTTCAGTCCCTGCTCATCATGTGCAAGATTGCGGGTATTAATTCCCACAGCGGCCAGTTCCCGCTGCTGGCGTTTAACGGAATCCGTCAGGCGGTTATATTTCGCCTGTAAGTCCTCCGCCGCACGCTTTGCGGATTCCAGCACTTTCGCCTGAGCACGGGTCGGACGTTCGGTGTTTTTAAACTGTGTGGCAAGGGCTTCGGCTTCCTGCCGAGCCTTTTCAAGTGCATGACCAGTCACGGCAAGCTGTGCACTGGTCTTGCGGAATCCCTCAAGCATTTCGATATCGTTGCGATCCTGCACGGCATCAGTGACGTACATGATGTATCCGGCATGTGCGCCGTTTTCGTAATACTTGCGGCGGAACAGCGTGGCTGACTCATTCAGCCAGGCAGAGTTAAGGGCGCTGAGATATTCCGGCAGGCCGTACAGCTCCTGATTAATATCCGGCTCCAGCAGGTGAAACACGGAGCCGGGCGCGAAGGCTGTCGGCTCGTTGAAGGACGGCACCCACCAGTAAACATCCTCCTCCACACCACGGCGGGTATATTTTGCCGGTGAGGTTTCCAGTCTGATGACCTTACCGGTGGTGCTGTAACGCTTTTCCAGAAACGCATTACCGAACACCAGAAAATCCAGCACAAAGCGGCTGAAATCCTGCTGGGAAAGCCGGAAATCTTCACCGACTACAGTGACCACCCGTTCGCACATGGTCGACCGGCGAAGGTGTTTAACCGTCGCGGTGAAAAATCCACGGCCTCCGGTCGCTATCAGCAGCTTTACCTGTTCTGACCGAGCAGGAAGTCGCCGCGCTGGAACTGCCTGACCTTGTGGCGCTGGCCGGTAAGGTGGTCGGTTTTTTGTCGCCGAACTCGGTGCAGTGACGTTTCCGAAAAATCTCTCGGTCGATGACCTGATGGCGGATGTGGCTGTGATATTTCACTGGCCGCCATCAGAACTGTATCCCATGAGCCTGACCGAACTCATCACATGGCGCGAAAAGGCGCTCCGGCGAAGCGGAAACACGAATGAGTAACAATGTAAAATTACAGGTATTGCTCAGGGCTGTTGACCAGGCATCCCGCCCGTTTAAATCCATCCGTACAGCGAGCAGGTCGCTGTCGGGGGATATCCGGGAAACACAAAAATCACTGCGCGAGCTGAACGGTCACGCATCCCGTATTCGCGAAAACATGGTCAAGTCGAAAGGCCGCAACAACTTTAAAAATCTGTTTCTCTATGCCCCGCAGGGGAAAGCCGACGGCATTAAAATTATCCCGCTCAGTGAAGTCGCAACGAAGGACGATTTTTTTAATATCAAAAAAGCCAGCGCCGCTGACCTGCTGGACGCGCACCGCATCCCCTTTCAGTTGATGGGAGGCAAGCCGGAGAACGTCGGGTCGCTGGGTGATATTGAGAAAGTGGCAAAGGTCTTTGTCCGCAATGAGCTTATCCCGCTACAGGACAGGATCCGCGAGATAAACGGCTGGCTCGGTCAGGAGGTCATCCGCTTTAAAAACTACTCACTGGACACTGACAACGGCTGAACATCGCCGCCTGCGGGCGGCTTTTTTATACCCTGTCATCACGCCCTCACACGCTCATCACCGCACAAAAAATCCCGCAGACACACCAACGCCCCAGCAGGCCAAGTAAACGCCTTCACGACGCGCTCAGACGCTGAAAAAATAAAATCAGCACCACCGCCAGCGCGCAGTGCTTTCCCCGCCTCGCCCGCCCGCTTCGTGGGGCGGTTTTAATGCAGATGCATTATGAGCCCTGAGCTGCGCCTAACGTGACACAGTTCACGAGAAAAATAGGAATTATCAAATGCAATTTCATGCAGATAGAGAGGCATGAGATCCCGAAGCTTATATTCAACCCTCTGCCGAAATATTTCTTTGGAGAAATGCTCTAATTTTTTGCCTGAAAGCCTCACATTCATCAGGCTTTAACCTCTCAAGGTATTCAAAAATCCTAGTTTCATCCCAGCCGTTGTCATAGGTTTTCACTACCCCTCGATAAACTTGCTTATCAAGTTTATCGTTACCTCTAGTTGTAACTCTCGGGATCGATTCATCTTGGCCGTATGCTTGATAGAAATCCTTCTCAACGCTTTGGAAAGGTATGCATAAAATATTTTCACCTCGAGCATGCCTTTGACCTAATTGATCTCCGTCTAACACTGAGATCACATTCTGTTGAGTCGTGAGAAAGCTCTCTCTCTCATTACGACGCATTAAATCAATGACATTAGTTCCTCCACCAACATATATTATTTTATATTCGTAGAAGTAATCATTCCCAGGAGCATTAATTATATATTCTAAGAAATTTTGCAGAACTTCATCTTCAGTAAGAATGTACTTATCCCATCCTTTAAATCCAAAAAGCGTACTTTTTATATAATTATATGATCGATTTGTAATTGTAGTTCCAGCATCACCTTCGCACATATAGTACAATTCATCATCATTCAGCGTTTGCATTAAAGCAAGTGAATGTGTTGTGAATACAATATTCACCGAGTGTCTCTGACAATATTTCCTTAGCACTGCTATAAGATGGACTTGCGCCGAAGAGTCTAGTGATATATCTATCTCATCTATGACAATGAATTTTCTTTTGAGCTCAATCATTCTAAATAAATTCAAAATAAAATACTCACCCGAGCTAAAGTAATCCTCCCTTATGTATGTTCCGTTCTCATTCAATCTGAAATAGAAAATTTCATTTTTTACAGAAAATGCTTTAAGATTATTGTAAGAAGAAGACTGATATACCTCATTGAGTATATTTATCAAATCCTCGGGAACGCTATAGCTTTCAAACGCAATACTTTTTCTAAGTTCAGTATCAATTTTACTAAGTGTTGGGAAGTTATTGAACCTCATTCCATGAGGAATGGGCAACTCGACATAAAGATTGGATTTTATATCTGCTGGAATTATTTGCTTAGTATCTATTACCTTCAAATTCTCATCATAGACATATACTATATCTTGATCATTAATATTATATACTATACTACTGTCAGGATTGAATATATATCTAGAAGATGTCTTTATGAATGTATCTGCTGATTGTAAATTTTTAATTGCTTTGATTAGCGTTGTCTTTCCAGCACCGTTCTTTCCTACAATGCAAGTCAGTTTATTTTCAGAAAGATCAATAGCAAATGACATATGTTCAACATGCTGGATTTTCGAGATCTCAATATTTATTTTCATTTTAATTTACATTCTTGTAAAAAAGCATATCGACAATCGTATTTCCGTATTTTCTCTTTAGCTTATCGAGATAACTCTTATCAATTGTGTTTATATGATTCAAAAGACCAGAAACTGTATTAACGCCCTTTTCCAAGATCTCACTATCATTCAATCCGCTAGTTTTAACCTTAGGATCTTTTATTATAGAATCTATAAATTTATCTTTATCCGTTACATAAAAATGAATCAAATGCTCAAGCTTTCTTTTTATTTTAATATCAACAGAGACTATCTGAGACGGTAAAATAACCATCCCCAGCAGCTTAATCTTACTGCCTTTTTTAATCAATTTAGTTTTTGCTGAGTTTAGTTTGAAATGTCCCTTCCCAAACTCACCCAGCAGGTCACTTACTACAGAATGAATATTCTCAAAGCCCTCATCATTTTCAGAGGAAATAATAATATCATCTGAATAGCGTGTGAATATATATTCATGGTTAATACAATATTGCTGCATCTCAACATCAAAGTCATATAAACATGCATTGCTGAAAGCTGGTGATGTCGGGAACCCTACAGGCAACGAATTATCGATAATAATATAATCTAAAATTTTATCCAAGTGTATATTTAAATCGGAAATGGGAACGTTCGATAAGTTATCAACTAAAACTGATCGTGCATATTCACGAGTTATCGATGGGAAAAAGCTTTTAATATCAGTATTGAAGAATATCTTACTACAGGCGTGAAGTTTTACTGCATCATAAGTGCTGCTTCCTTTTCTATACGAAAACACAACATCCTTATTTACTTTCAAGTATGAAAGAACAAATTCATTTATGAATTTGTGATACTCTTTTAGTTTAGAAGTGGGCTCAGCAATTAACCTTTCATCAAAGGTTATAAATTTAGTTTGTTGAAATGGTTCAAACGAAAGAAAGTTTTGAAAGGAATCTTTTTCGAAGAATGCAATATTGAAGGCTTTTTCGAGACTAAGGGGTTTCATCGTTGGCTGAGCTTTTGTTTTTTGAGTTGAATGGATTCTAAGATGAATGCTTTAACTCTCAGTCTTTCCTCACCCCAGACACCCTCCCTTCGCAGGCTTTACTTCTTGTACATACCTTCTCTCGAAAGAGAAGGCAGTACAAGAGCAACACTATATAAAGGCCTGTAGAGGCCAACATTTATGACTGGAGATGCTCCTAGTCGTTGGCATAAAAACACTTTAAACCAGATTATGAGCATTTACAACATTTCAAGCCGTCGAACGCAGCCCCAATCAGAAAAGAACTCACACGGCCATCATAACATCATGATTTAGATGGATATAAATCACCCTTCATGCTTCACCCACTCGTCCGCTATCGGGTATACAAATCTTTTTTCGCCATAAACCACTATTCCGCCACGAGCCAGCGCCTGAAGTTCCCACCGCTGCGGCGTGATACCCTGCTGCGCCAGTTCGAAGCGGATGCGCGGAATCTGAGCCCTCTCGGCTTTTGTCATTCGCCCTGATGGTGCTATCTGATTCGATTTTAATGGCTCATCGCTTCTTTGCTGTCGATTTTGCTGCGGCGCGCCGTGTTTTAATGCACTCCTGAGCACCGTCACAACTTCGGGGTCATCCCATGCAATAACCCCATCATCGACAAGATTTAGCACCGCTGCGGCATGCTCAGACGGCGTAGGTGTCATAACTGGATCGCCACCGTCGGCAAGCTTTCCACAGTTATTGACAGGACTCCGAGGCGCGGCGATGCCGCTTTTTAAAGTCAAAGGCTCAACGACCGGCACTTTCGGAACAATGCGCCAGTCCGTCGTTCTGGTGATATGAATATGACGCGCGCCGAGATGCGGCGCGTAAATGCCGACCACTCTCTCGACTTCTTCCTCGTACTCGTTAACTTCATCCGACGGACTACGGGCGACCCTGACAGTCTGACAATCGCGCGGGACATTTGCCCCACCCTGCGCGCTGATATACAGCGCAAAATCGCCACTGTCTGCGGCAGCGCGTGCAGCCTCGACGCGTTCGTCAAACTCATCAGCAATGCTGACGCCGCGAGGTAATTTGCGTAGTTCACGGTAAGCCCCCATTGTCGGCAGGCCAACCGTTTTAAATTGCGGAATGCGCCACGTTGACGCCCATGCGGTAACAGCCGCGGCAGTGTCTTTCAGCGGCCTGCCGGTGTCGTTATCGAGCTGACCATCCAGTGCATAGCCGTCGATGTTTTTTGAAATGTATTTCGCGATATACCCCGCAGCACCGCCCCGGTTAATCCATAACTCAGCATGACCGCCCGGCTTTAATGGGTCCGTCATATAAAAGGCTGGTAACTTGCCTGCTTTCGCCATTTCAGCAACAGCGCGAGGCGTCTTACCGATGTAAAGAGCAAAACCCTCTTTCGAGAGCAAATCCGACGGTGCGGCTGCAAGTTTGATGTCACATTTTTTACTTTTTGTGAGATCAGATACTTTTTCTCCAACATCGTTATTCATTTCTGATCCAATACTCATTTTGATATCCTCAACTTTGGTGCCATTCAACCAGAGCTATTTGAAGCCGCTCTGCGTTGTTCTGGTGTGTCGCATACAACATAAATTACGAGATACGACAATTCATGTCAAATACACAAATCACATCTCAAGCAGAGAAACTCGCACTTATTCGGGAATCAGAAAGAATGACAAGGAAGCAAGTTGCTGAATTAACTGGAATTAACTACAACACCTATGCTGGATATGAGCAGGGAAAAGTAAAGATGTCTTTTGACGCAGGTATGAAATTTTTCAAGCCAGAAAGATTTCGCAAGTACCGTGACTGGTTCATGTTTGATGAAACTGATCCCGCTGGCGGACAAATAGCCCCGGCGCTCGCGCACATTGGGCAAGACTCAACAACCTTGCACCACTCAGACCAAAAGACTGGCTGACGATTTATTCAGCATATGTGTGCAGTAAATGTACGAAAGAAAATTGCATTAATTTTCAAGTAGTAGAAGTAAACAGCGTCATCGGAGGGCTTTATGTCTATTAAAAAGCTCGATGATGGTCGTTATGAAGTGGACGTCAGACCGCAGGGTGCAGATGGAAAACGTATCAGGCGGAAATTTAAAACTAAAGGTGAAGCTCAAGCATTCGAACGTCATGTGCTGGTTAACTACCACAACAAAGAGTGGCTGGAGAAGCCAGCCGACCGCCGAACTCTTACAGAGTTGTTAGGCAGATGGTGGATATATCACGGAAAATCACATGAGCGTGGAAATATTGAACGGGGGCGTTTGACGACAATAATCGCCAAATTTGCAGAAATGGGAGTGTCCAGAGCTGACCAGTTAACAAAGAAAACGATAACTGATTATCGAGTTGTAATGATGAACGATGGTCTAAAACCAGCCAGCGTAAATCGGCATCTGGCAATAATGAGCGGGATGTTCACCAAGTTAATTGACGCCGGTGAATACCACTCTCACAACCCGTTCCGTGAGGTTAAGCGGTTACGTGAAGCTGTTACAGAAATGGCTTTTTTGTCCAGTGAAGAGATTACGCGGCTGTTATCCATGCTTGATGGTGATGAGTTAAATGCAACTCTAGTCTGCCTTTCTACTGGTGGACGCTGGAGTGAAGTGTCTAATTTGAAAGCTGAACACATCATTAACCAGATGGTTACGTTTATGAAAACTAAAAACGGAAAGCGCAGGACAATTCCCGTTTCGCAGGACCTGATTAAAAGGATCAAGACCAAAAATTCAGGCAGGCTTTTTAATGCCAGTTACTACAAAGTGCGTAACGCTCTCAGGGAAGTAAAACCCGATTTACCTGACGGACAAGCAGTACATGTTTTGAGGCATACATTTGCCACACATTTTATAATTAATGGAGGTAACATAATCACATTGCAGCGCATCCTGGGTCATTCTAACATTCAGCAAACTATGACCTACGCACACTTTGCACCGGATTTCTTACAAGATGCTGTGACTCTTAACCCGGTGTCAGGAATGTCCATAATGCGTCCATAA